TGCAGGACCTGCATAGTATGCTGAAACGTTAGTCAAACCTACTGTTGGAATTACCTTAACATTTGAACCAGGTAGTTGTAATACCCAATCCTCACCTGAAGTTGTACCAGCAGTGTCCATTGTGAACAAGTTCACATACGAACTATTTCTCATACTTGCAACTAGCGCTCTGTAGTTAGAATATGAAGTGTAGATAACTAAGTCGTCTCTGTGTAAAACATTCTGAGGTATGCTTTGGTAGATTGCAGAGAACACATCAAGACCGTTACTTGCAGTAGCGGCTGTGTATGCGATTTGTGTAGCCCCGTTGCCCGATGTAATGAGCGCACCCATACCATCAAAACATGCTGAACCATAAGTTCCACCTGAAGCGATTGTGTTATTCCACAACTGCATTTCCACTTGGTTTGCAATTCTATTTGAGATGTCAATCAAGATTGTTTCTTCAAATGGTACTGTCTCTTGGAAGTTAGCATTTGATAATGACTCAGCCAAATAAGTGTCATACAAATCGTATGGACAAAGTTGTTGGTTAACCTTTTTATTACATAAGTCAATTGTGACAAGGGATTGTACAGTACTTCCTGTTGGGTCAAAACCACAAGAAAGGTCTTGTAAAATTACATCATTTGTTACAAAACCAACCTTTTGTGTTGTACCTTTTAGGTTCACTCTTGGAGTACTATACTTAGGTAATGTCATACCTAAAACTGATTTAATCAACATATCTGAAGCATATGAATTATACTCAGGTAACGCACTTAAATCATAGTTGAACGAAAATTTCTTTTTATTTTCCATTTTAATTTAATTTAATTTATTTTTTATTGATTGTTTTATCTTCTTAGAGATTTGATAATTTCAAGTTTATAGTCGTCAAATGATTGAGAGAAAGTTTTCTTTTCCTCAACTGATTTTCTTTCAGGACTTTTCTTAAAACTTTCAAATTCATCTTTCAATGAATTAATGTCTGTTTTGAATTTACCATTCATTGAATCAACAAGTGATAATAATTGTTGAATTGATTGTTTAATATCTGTTATATCTTTTGAGAAATCAGATTCCATTTCTTCAGAACCCATTTCCTCTACATTTTCTCTCTCCACAATCTCACCATCTTTTACCATGACTCTGATTTTTACTTCCTCACCTTCGCTGTCTTTCAATACAACTTGGTATTCTCCATCAGGTGCTGGTTCCGTAGAACCATCTTCCATAACCTTCATGATTTTTTCACCAACATCAAATGTTTTAGATTCAAGGATTGAACCATCTGCAGATTCTGCTTTGGTCATTTCCTCTGAACCCATTTCTTCCATTTCTTCCATGTCTTCTTTCACTTCGGTTTCACCAGTTGTATCTTTTGATGCAATTGCAATTATTGTGGATTCTTCATCAACGGTGATAACCAATCCATCTGTGGTTTCGTGAGAACCTGATGGTGCTGGCTTCAATGTTGATTCTGCGACAATGTAAAGGGTCTGTCCGTTTTCAAATTCTTTATCCGTATTGTTGGTTACTTGAGTTGAACCATCAATTAGCATAACTGATTTGAAACTTTCCTTTTTGAATTGTAATCCCAAAAGATTAACGATACTATTGATTGCTTCTGTAGCGTTCATAATTAATCGTTTATATTGTTTATTATGTTTATGATTTCAGATAATAAATAGTCGTCTTTATCCTCACGGGAAAATTTCATTAAAAATTCCCCTTCAACAGAAAATCCTTTTAATTTACCCGTCTTAATAAATTCGTTCCATAAGTAATCTCCTTCAGGTGTATCCATAACTTTGAACCCACCCATCCAAGTACCATTTGGTATATTATCTCTATTAAATCCTAATTCAAATGCTTTATCACTATCCCCTGAAACAATCCAAGATTCAACCATAACAACTGAAGGTAGTTTCTTATTTGAATGTTCATAGTTAGTTTTATCAACTCTCTTTTCTAACATATAAAGTTGTTGCATTTTTTCAATTGCTTCAGGTTTAAACTTAACATAATACTTCTCATTATGGTCATCCAAACGAGGTATTAAAATGTTAGGTATCATCAAAGGTGAATATATCATCCTCTTTTCCTTTTCTGCGGCAAATAATTCTTTGCTCATGTTTTGTGACATACTTCTTCCAAATGGACTATTCTTGAAACTCTCTTCATTGTAGTATCCATAATAGGGGAAATATGTTCCTCCTTCACGGGGAGCAACACCCGCTTGTCCTTGAGCCCATCCTTCATCAGCGAATACATCACCTTGAACAATGAACTTGCGATAGGCGTGGACACATAATGGACCACCTTTAAACAACCATTTGCTATATGGCTGACCATCGTGTCCAAACTCCATATTTGAGTCCCTTAAAAGGTCTATTTCTAACCTTCTAAAATATCTGTCCTCAATGGACATGCAGAAATCACGGTCAGGTGAACCATCAACTTTTCTTTGATATTGAAAATAGATTGTGGGTCTGCTGTGATTTAATGCAATAATTTCTTCTTTTGTTCTTCCTCTTAAAGAACCAATAACCTCTTTAAACCTTTCAATGTTATTTTCCTTTAACCAAAACAACAATTTAACAACTTCAATTTCTTCTTCAGAATATTCATCCACACCAAATCCCATTTCTTCAACGGGCTCAGGATGAACATCACATGCCATATAAACTTCATTTCCATCTTCATCCGTGTGAACATGATATGACTTGCAACCCTTTCTTTCCTCACCATAAATCATCGCTTCTTCTGGTGTTGAAAATACTGGTTCATCATCAACAAATCCAACCAAATTAAAATCTTCTGAAATTACAAATTCATCCAAACAAGGACAAGAGAATTGAATACCTTTTCTACCCAATTCAGAAATCACATCCTCATTATCATCATAATGTTTGATAATTTGTAGTTGTTTAATCTTTCTAATCTTTTGTACATTTGAACCTGTTGCAAAAACTTTTGAGGAATGAATTCCAAACTTTTCAGCCCATCTTTCCAAAAACTTTTTATTGGTTCTTGCTGAAACAATATAAACATCAGAACCTGAATTTAATTCATGTCTTAATAATCCAACTCCTCTTGCGGTGGTTAAAACCCCATCGTAATCAAAGGATACTTTTTGACCTCTTGCAAAATCTTCTTTGGCTTGTTTGTAACAAACTGCAGCGGCTTGGTCTTGGTCCCAACCTTTTTCTTTTATATGATATTCAATACATCTTGAGATATAATCTTCCTTGCTTTCACCTTCTATTTTTTCAATGAAATCAACAGATTCAATTAACATATTATCTTCTGTATCACCCGTTGCATAATCAACATAAGGTGGTAAATTGGATGTATCAATATCCATCTCCTCATATCTCTCAACAATTCTTTTTGCCCAATTATAACCTGAGGTTCCACCCCATGCATCCCACATGATTGCGTGACATCCTTTATCATAAGTTAAACCTGGTTTTTCATTTACTGAATGTCTTGAAAAGAACGAATACATTCTTTTAACAGTGTCCAATGAAATGGGCGCTCTTGAACACAATTGTGCTGAACGAGTCCAACCCACAGGAGTTCCACAAGAACTACCATTTTCTTCTTTATATTTTCTTGCTCTACAAGCATTTGATGCTACCGATTTTGGAACAACAAATGATTCTTCTTTTGCAAAATAAATAAAATTTTGTTCAATAGCCGGTAAAGAAGTCATTGCAATTTCTTCAATTCTGGTATCACCAGTTAATGTACCATCTATATCTAATTCAATTATTTTATACATTATAGTGTGCTTAATTCGTCAAGTCGTTTATTTATTGCTTGGGAGTTTGTAATCTCAGAACCTAATACATAAGCCCTGATTGGTTCCTGTCTTGTTTTTGCGATTGCTTGCATTAATCTTTCTTCCATCAAAGAATTGGATGCGTTATTAATTAACGCTTGTCCACCACCTGAGGTATTAATTGAACTTAATAATCCCTGATAATTTATTGTGGACACTCTATTAATAATAGATTCTCCTCCTTCAACTTCAAGTCCTCCTCCCGCTCTAACTCCACCATATTCGTGTGCTCTTCCTTTAACAATTAAACCTCCCGCTGCAGCACGAGCAAGTTCAAGTTGTTGTGAGATAATCGCAAGTTGGAATGCACCTGCAATACCGGCAATTGCGGCAACAACAGGGTTCTCAAGGTTTGCCACAATTGCCTGAGCCACATCAGCGGTTGCTTGAAGGAATTGTAGTTGTAAACTCTTGATGGTCGCAGCCTTTTCAATGGCGGCTTTTTCTGCTTGGAATTCTTTTTCAAGGTCTATTCTTTTCTTATTTGCTTCCTCACTATCCCCAACAATATTTTCTAAAGTTTTGTTATATTCTTGTTCTAATCTTTGTAATCTTAATTCAGTAAATTGTGCTTCTAATGACGCGATTTGAGCAATTGCATCTGCAAATATTTTTAACCCATTAACCCAAGCATCTTGAGTTTCTTTTCTCTTCTTTTGTTTCTTATCTTCAGCATCCTCAATAAACTTAAATTCTTCACCTAAAAATTTCTCAAGTAATGCAAGTTGTTCTTCATAAGATAATTTTTTCAATTCAACACCCACAACATTACCTTCAGCATCAATATAACTTAATTTATCCCATAATGTTTCTTCAAGTTGTTCTAATGCTTTTGCATATTTTTGGTCTTCATTAAAATCTTTGGTTCTTAATTTTTCTTTTAACGCATTATAGTCCTCAGCACTTACTCCAATATCATTAAAAATTCTTCCAAATTCAGCGGCAACTTCTTCAGCATTTTCTACAACAAAACCTATACTTGCAAGTCCTAGTTTGTCTGATAAAAGTTTGTTTGTTTTATCAACTTCAGTATTAACATCTTTAACCGCTTGTTCCATATTTTTATATTGAACAGTATTCTCATATAAAGTATCAAATACTTTTCCTGCAGATTTGTTAATCTCATCTTCAATATCTTTAATTTGTTTTGCTGCCTCTAATCTTTCTTTTTCACTTAATGATTGATTTTCGGATTGGGCTTTAAGAGTATCAAAAGTTTCTTTTCTTTTTTCTCTTTCCTGCGCAAGATAAACAGCAATAAATTGTTTTCTTACAACAGAATATTGTTCTTCAGCACCAACCAAAGCATTAAGCAATTCTTCTTGAGTTCTTCCTAATGGGTCTTTTAATAATGCACCAGTTTTTAAGGCAAAATTTGTTAATGCAGTTTCCCATTTGTCTATTTCAAATTGTGGTGATACACCTAATACTTTTTCTAATGAGTTAACATTATTCTCAACTAATCCTAAAATTTTCAAAAACTCTTTTTTGTATTCATCAGATAAACCTTCAACATTTGCAAGTTCTAAAATTTTCTTCCTAAAACCATCTAATTGTTTTTTAACTTTATCAACTCTTGTAATATCAGGTGGAAATGAATTTATAGCCGTAGTTAATTTTAATACTTCATCTTGAATTGTTTTGTAATATCCTCCAACAACATTTTCCTGACCAACAATTTGACCATTAATTTCCAGTAATAATTCTTGTGCAGTTTTTAACTTATTGGTAGATTCAATTAATTGTTTTTGTTTTTCAACTCTTTTTTCTAATTCAGTTGTAATGAATGGTTCAAATCCACCCAACTTAAATTCTCTATCTAATAATTCTGATTCTAATCTAATAATTTCTTTTAAACTTGATGCTAAATCCTTAATTGCTGAAACTCTTTCTTTTGTTGATTTCTTAGATTTATCAGTTGCTTTTTTGTTGGCTTCAATAGCATCTCTTTGTTGTTGTTCAAGTTCAAGAATCTGTTTGGTTACTTCTCTCAAATTAACGGATTCTTCAACAAATCCCGCTTGAGATAATCTCAATACTTTATAACCTTCAATTGCTTCTTCAACTTGTCCGGCATTTAATCCACCATAATATAATCTTTGTCTTTCTTGTGCAATTTCAACCTGTAAACCAGCAAGAAATGCTTGTCTTGCATTTTCTCTTTCTTTTAATTTTTTAGTTTCTTGGTCAACTAAAAATTGTTCTGCGGCTTTTTGTTTCGCTCTAAGTTCAATTAATTTAATTTCCCTATCAATTGCTTTGTTATATTCATCCTGAGCATTTTTATAATACTCAAGGTCTCTTGTTAAATCAGGAACCAATTTTTGAAGAGCGGCTAACGCACCTTCTTGGGCTAATAATGAACTATTTGTATCTTTTAAGATTTCATTTAGCAATTCAATTTTACCCGTTTGTTGAACCAATGTTTCATTTTGTTCTAACAATAATTCGTTGAGAGTTTTTGTTTTTTCAGCGGTTTCTTCTTCAGCACTACCAAACGCAAAATAAGCGGCAACCAATGAACCAAGTACCGCTAATAATGCGGTATAAGGATTGGCTGCAATAAGTGCAAATAATTGTTTTGTAACTCCAATTGATGCGGCTTCCGCTGCGGTTGCTGCTCTTTGGGCTATTGTTCTTGCAACCAACTGAGCACCCAACTTAACCTCAGCAATACCACGAGCGGATAAGGCAAGAGTTAATAAATTTTGAGCCTTAATTGCGGCTTGAGTTACCTCCTCAGTTTCAGTTCCAAATAATGCAACGGCTGATTGTGCCGCAGCGAATGAGGATGCAATACCCTGTCCTAATTTACCAATACCTTCAATCTCTCTTTCACGAGTTAATCGTTTTGTTGATTGAATAAGTGATAATAACTGAGTTTCAGCAAGACCTATCTCCCTTGATAATTCATTGAATAAATCAGAACCAATTTCAAGTTCTTTAAGGTCTTGTTTGGCTTTTTTAATTTCTTCCTCAAAAGTTTTAATGTCGGTTACAACACCTTTAAGACCGTTTAATTGTATTTGTAAACCTATTGTTCTTTGTGCCATGTTTAACAACTATATGGGATAACTTCCCCAATCCTGTTTATTACTACATAAGTATCTGTACTTCCTGTCTGTTTGAGGAATGTTCCCAAAGGAAGTGGTGCAAACGCAGTTCCCAAGTCATAATACACAATTCCGTTTGGTGTTAATGATGCTCCAAATGATAATACCGTTCCTGTAAGTGCTGTTGATTGACAGACAGGGTATGATGTAACACCAGTATAACAAACCAAATTTGTTGCTCCTGTTAAAATATTACTTGGATATACCTGATTAGGTTCAATTCCATAATAAGGTCCTGGTGCATCTACTTTATAATATCCCCCTCTTTCTTTAATCAAAGAAACTTCTGTTGATTTATATTCATTTAAACTTGCTTCTGTAATTTTTTCAATTCTCCAAAAACTATCTTTAACATATATTTTATCTGTTAAACTTGTTTCATAAACATCTGTTGGTTTTAAGATAAATCTACCAGTCAATCTTCTTGTTTCATTTGAATATGTGTTTTCAATATAATCTTTCCAATAAAGATTGTATAAATTGTATTGTGTAAATTGTGGAATTTGTGTATTGTAATTTCCAAAGAAATCAAAGGTTGATTGGAAGTTCAAATCTGAAACCAAATCTGTAACATAAATGTCCAAAGAACTTAAGTGTGAAACACAGGGATAAGTGCTCCACTCAACCGCAGTTGTTCCTGATTGTAGATACCAATAACCTGGAAAGTTTTTATTCTCATCCAAATAAGCAAATCTATTTCCAGCCCAAAAAAATATGTGTGGTTTATTGGAATAAGGTTGAAGATTTGTACCATCAATTTCACGATAAACTGCGGGTATAATAAAATTGTCAGAACCATTAACAATTGTTGTTGGGGTTGCTGCAAATGGTAATTCATAAATCTGTTCATCTGTTAAAATATTATTATTTGAAACATACTTATATCTTCCGTAATTATACTTATTTTTGTCCTCAAATAGTTTGTTTAGATATTCCTCAGACCCTTTTGTATAAGTCCAATTAATTTCTTTGGCTAAATTATATGATAAAGGTTCAGTTCTATAAGATGAGTTTAAATCTTGTTTTTGAGTCCAATCTCTTTCAACTCTATCATCTTCGTTAAAATACCAGTTGAATGGTTCAATTAATATTTCTTTATCATTTTCATTTTGAACCACAACCAAATTAAACATTACAATTAATGACTTAAGAAATTCAATACAATTAATTTGTTGTAATCCCAATCTTAAATCCACAATTTGTGTTCCTGTTAATTCAGGTGATTCGTATAAATCCCACATTGGTGCTTCAGTTGTTACACCATAATTTGAATAAGGTAATAATCTTAAATCAGTATCTCCACCCTGATTTTGATTTATCTTGATATAAACTTTAACATGGTCACCAGGACTTAATGTTGCTTTTGGAAACCAGTTAATATTCCCCTCAAGACCACAAGTTGGTAAATCAAATTGGTCAGATGCTGCAATGATTGTTCCATTTGGTAATCCTGCAGGTGTGCTGGCTTTTCTCATAATAACTTGGAACTTAACATCACCTCCACATTGTCTGTTATCATCATAATTGAATTTAACATTCCATGCATATTGTCCGGCATACGGAGCAATAAAATAACCCCCAACTTGATTTGGTGGGTCAACGGCTCTTGTACTATTTGCAAGAACAAAGTTATTCAAAGGGTCATAACCATCCCCTCTATATGTTACTGGTAAAAAATCTTTTTGTCCTGAAACTGCATTCCAAGCAACTGATGGATTTGTATAAACTTTGAAGATGTTTTGGTTGGTAACTGCAGATGCTGTTTCAACCCCTAATTGACCATTTTGGAAGGTATCCATATAAATGGCTCTAAAGTTGTCACTTTCAAAGAATTCTGATACAACGGTATAATTTGTTCTCTCAAATATTCTATTAACAATTTCTTTAACTCTTACCGCAGGTTTCCAAACATTCTCAGGAACAGGATTTGTATTTTGGTCAAAAGAAAATGTCTCACCAAATGTATAAGTAAAAACAGGGTCACCATTTGCTTGATAAGGTAATCCGTAGTTAATCATTGGGTAGATAATTTTACCACCAAACAATCCGTTAATATCTCCTGTATCAGCACTCCAAGATTGTGTAATTGCACTATAAGATAATTCATGTTGTAAATCATCCCATCTTAAATCCTGTAATGTTAAATCACGAATTTCACTGGCAAAATCACCAACAGAACCCATGATAAAAACTTCATAATCTGTATAAGTTGGATTCTCAATAACCGCACTTAATCTTAAAAATCCGTTGAAGATATCAACCCCACGATATTGAACCACACATTCTATTCTTGTTAATGGATTAAATTCAATTCCATTAACCTCAAAATAATGTTCAAAGATAATTGCATTATTGGAAGTATTTGGTATTACAAATTGTTTTGAGTATGGGGATTTTCTTTCATCAAGATTGTAGATATCCAATTCCTGAATCATAATTGAAATTGGAATGTTCTCGTACAAATCCAATCTCTTCCATTTATTTTCCAAATATACAATTAAAGTGGTATCCATTATCTATACAATAAACTTAAATTATTAGAATAAATGTAAGTCAGTTCAATGTTAACAATGTCTTTATTACCTCTATTCTTTCTAACAAATTCTGTTGAAACTATATTAATTGGAGATAATCCTCCATCTGTTCTTACTTCATATACTTCATCCGCAGTATAAAGTTCTTCCAAATACATAAAGTCAGGTTGATTTAAGAATCCTGAATTGATTATATTTGTTTGGGTCATGCTAACTTGGAAGTCACTAACACCTCTTGAATATTGAACCATTGAAGGGTCTGATGAACCCCAATCAACATTCCAAGATTTGTAGGTTTGTCTTTCAATTGCAATACCCTCAGCCTTACCTGCAGTAAATGTATAATAATCGTAGTGTCCGTATCTATTCTTCCACATCAATTGTCTTTGAATATCATCACCGGCTCTACATGAAATCTTCTCAATATTGAATGTGAAGATTTCACTCACTGCGGTATATCCTGTACAATTACCTAATGTGTAAGTATTTGGAACTGGTTGTGGTGTAATTGCCATATTTTTATTTTCTTTAATTTATTTTTATTAACAAGGTCCTCCAACATTACATACAAATGTGATTTGTGATGCTTCGTAAATTGAACCACTCCACTCGTAGAAACCATACCAAATATTAGTTAAACAAGGGTCGCTATATGCGAAGTATCCTTCATCACCTGGTTGAACTAAAGGTGGTAAATAAATGCTTGTTGAAACACTACTTTCACAGAAACAAATTCCACCAACACAAGGTCCACCGGTACATTCTTGAACAATCCATTCAACTCCATTACATGCTGGTGTTGCACTTGGTGTAGGTGTAGGTGTTGGAGTAGGTCCACAACTACCACCATCAATAAGTGAATATGAAGAACCTGTTGCTGTAACAGAATCTTTACATGCACAGAATGAAGAACCTAAACCAGGGTCTAATGTGAATGATTGGAATTGACTATCACAATCAATGTAATCAACGGTTAATTGTCCTTCCAATCCAGTATTTGTAATAGTATAACTCCAACAGATACAAACAGGAGGTATACACTTACCAGTGTTAGTTGCAATCAATGGTCCTTGAATTGTAAATGAACCAATATTACATACACAAATATAGAATGTTTCACCAGGATTCACCACCAATGTTCGTGGAGTTCCCAAACAATCATCAAAGAAAATAATACCCTGTGCTTCCAAAGATGGGTTAAAGATTTCATATTCCTCACAAGAACAATATGTAGGTGTTGCACTTGGTGTTGGAGTAGGAGTTGGTGATGGTTGAATTGGTTGAGTTTCACCAGTAAATTTACCAAACAATTGAACCGTATATTTTGCGGTATCTACAGGTAAAATCGGGTCAAGATTCTTAGGTCCTGAACCAACATACAAAGTATTATAATTAGTTCCTCCTGATGGAATTAAAAGTGGTAATGCAGGATAAACATCCAAACAATCTGCTCTTGGACCACCACCATTTGATAAGATGTTATCAATTTTCACCGTATCCAATAATGAGCCTTGGTCATCATAAAAATTATATTCAACATAATAAGGTTCGCTTATTGTTGAAGTGTCTAAATAATAGTTGGTAAATGCAAGTGTGTACCACTCACTTTCTTGAATATTTCTTGTTCGTGGTGAGTTGGTTAAGAATAATCCCGTTGTCGTGGGATTTACACCCACAGGAGAACCTGATAAAACAAATGGGTCCATATCAAAGTCCTGTTGTGTTGCTCTTGCATTAACACCCATTGTTGAATGGAATGTTTTCTTTAACGGAGTTGAAACACCTGGAGGTCCCTCAGTCATACCTGTCAATCCTGACATCCCTGTGAACCCTGTAACACTACCAGTTTCAGTGTTTGAATACTCATATCCAAAGTAGGTCTGATAGTTGATTACCTCGTTAAAATAAGGTCTTGAAAAGGGAAATGTTTGATGAGTATAAATGTTGGTTGTATTCCAAACTGCAATTGGATTATTTTCACAATAAGTTTTCAAGATTCTTGAAATATCAACAACTCCCAAGTCATAAGGATTTGGGGTGGATTTCCCTTGAAATATTAAGTTATCTTCAACATAAACATCATAAGTATATCTGAACTTATATTTGTCCGTTGTATCGGCTGAAACCGTGTAAAACAATCCGTTTGTTAATACAGGTTGAAATGATGGGGGTGAATGTAAAATATTTATACTCATGTTATAATCCTACTAATAATCTATTTTCATTTATTGCGGTTTGTAAATAGGTGGCTGCGGCATCTCCTAAATTATCAACAATTTTTGGTAATGCATTTTCTAAAGCAACATCCAAGAATGGATAAGGACCCGTACCATATCTTGCGATTGAACGAGCCATCAAGAATGTTCTTCTATCATTGGAAATAAATCTACCTCTTTTATCTCTAAATCTTGGTATATTTGCTTTGGTTAAAGACCATTTTCTAATCTTGTCTAAAGGTGGATATCTTCCTGGTTTTCTACCCTGTTCAATGAAGTAGTAATACAGGGGCATCTCTACTACTAATTCAGGAACTCCTTCAAAAAATCCTTCAGCCCAATAGACATTTAATTCATTAATAATTTCACCACTGGCAATTTTATTTTGTTCAGGTATTGGATTACCTCCAATAGTTTTAATTTGTCCTGCATAGGAAGTAACAGGGCGTGGAGCCAACAAGGCTTCAATAATTTCCTTCTTAAAATAACTGGCGATTTCTGCTAATTCCTGTTCTTCCATTTTTAATTTTGTCTTGATAACGCTGTTTGGAATGTCAATACAGCAGTTGTGTAATTTGATGCTTCCGTAGCGTCCATACCTAATCCAATAGATGCTAATGCCCAATCCCTTTGTGAATAATCAGCAGGATTACCATTATTGTTATTAGCGGATAAAAGTATTTCTATTGTGCTTCCAGTCCCAATAGTTTTACTACCACTTGTTAAACTTGTTCCATCTTTGTAAATATATGATGTTGTGCCGTCATTAGTCATTATCCAATGAGCGTCAGTATTACCTCCGTTGGATACAGTAAGGAAACCAGTACCAGTAGCAATATATGCGGTATTATTACCATTAAAACTAGTAATCATAGCCCAATCTTGTCCCGTATTAAATGAACCCATATCATATCCACCATTCGCAAAATCTTCGGTAATATACATAGAATAATGGACTGAACCTAAACTTTGGAAATTTATTACAGATGCTATAATACCCGTCTGTGCGTATCCATCAAAACCTGGAGATGCTCCATTACTACTATGCGTCCAAGTTCCGTTAAATGTTAAATTATATTGTGT